GGGTCGCATTAAATTGAGTCTCTGTCTGATGGCCCCCATAGGCCACCACCACTAGAACGACCATAATGCACCATTTGCAAGTTCGCGACATTCTGCGGTATGTTGCGCATGTTTCCGAGGAATGAGCACGACACAGGCGGCAAAAAACAGGGCGGCGGAGTGGACGGTTTCCCATGCCGCCAAGGTGATGGAGATCGACAAGGGCGATTTTGCTGACCTATGTGCTCAAGCTGGAATTAAGCCCCGAATTGCCGGTCCGGCACATTACTATCCGCGAGATGAGACGACGCAAATCGTCATGCGACACAAATTATCGCGGGACAAGAGCTCAACCGATCTGAGGAACGAGGCCCAGGCGGAGAAGGCCCAAGTGGAGACTGATATTCTGCGTGGCAAATACATCCCGATCGCGGAAGTGGTGGCGCCGGTCACGGCCTACCTTTCGGCGGTCAACAAGGAGATCCAAAATTGTGAAATGCCGAACGAGTCGAAGGAAAACCTGATTGCCAAAATGAAATCGGTCAGGGAGCAACTTGGGATTGACGAGGATGCGTGAGGCGAGATGGACAATATCACAGGCGGCTGCATTGACGGAGTTTTGCCGCCGAGCAGATGAGATCCTGCTTCACAAGCCGAAACTCTCTTTCGAAGAGTGGGCGCCGCGCTTCATCGAAAACCCGGACGGGACTCCCTTCCGGTTCCGCCCTTGGCAGGTCCAGCCGGCGCGGGACCTCTTTGACCTGTCCCTGCCAAGCGTGACGATCCGCGCTTATTCTGGCGCGGGGAAAACCTACCTGATTTCGGCCGCAATGTGTTACGCGGTCGAGCAGTTGCGGGAGCAGATCGGGATCATGTTTCCGAACAAGGATGCCGCACAAGAGTGGATCGGGGAGGAGTTGTCGAAGATGTTTGAATCGACCCCGGCAATCGCAGATTTGCGAATGCTCACCGACAAAGTCTTGCTAAAGGTCTGGAACAACGGAGGAAAGCTGTCAGGCCTTGGCGCGAACAGCTCTACCCAGATACGCCGTCTACAGGCTTCAATTCTTTACGCGGACGAGATTGACGCCATCGAGCAAGACAAGAGCGATGAGGGAGATAAGATTGACCAGTTCCACATGCGAGCGAGGGGTAGGAAGCGACAGAACAAATGGCTGACCTCCTACCCTTCGTTAAAAGGAGCCTCAAAGGTCGATGCCTGGTATGACAAGAGCGACCGTTGTAATCTGTTTGTGCGGTGCGCGAAGTGTGAGCATCAATACGTGATGCACACGAATCAGATGGTATGGACTCCGAAAAAGCCGGAAACTGCCCATTTGATCTGCCCTGAGTGCAAAAGGAAGCTGAAAGAGGGCGAGCGCATAGAGATGGCCAAGGCCGGCGAATGGCTCAACCGGAACCGAGAAAAGCCGCAGCGAGGGGTCGATCGCGGGTTTCATCTGGGATGCATGAATCACACCGGCGACCACAACGGCGCCTACGATGGATATTTGCATGAAGTAGCCGCCAAGATCGAGGCACGCAAGACCAGCGACAACCCAGAGAAATCTCGGCGCGTGTTCGTGAACACGATGGATGCGGAATCTTTCGCCGAGGAGATGGAGCAAAAGCCGCAGCCTGACACGCTCTATGCGAAGCGTGAGAAATGGGATCCCGTCCAGATGATGCCGCCGGGCGTATTGATGATCACGATGGCGGTAGATGTGCAAAAGAACCGCCTCGAATGCATGACGGTCGGGTGGGGCGTGAACTCGGAATGTTGGCTTATCGACTACAAGGTTATCCAGGGAAGCTGCCAATCGGTGGGCACCTGGAACAAACTAGACAAGTATCGCCTCAAACGCTGGCCGCACCCGCACGCCGGCAACCTCGCGCCGGCTTGTGTCGTCGTGGACTCCGGGAAATGGCAAAGCACGATTCTTGAGTATACCGGGCCGAGAACCCGGGCGCGAGTCTATGCCATCAAGGGGGCGAAGTCGATCGACCGCGAGCTCGTCAGCAAAAAGCCGACAATGATTGGACGACCTCCGGCGCCACAGTATCATATCGGCACGCATGAGGCCAAAGACCTGATTTACCAACGCCTGGAGCTGGATCCGCCGAAAAAGGGAAACACCTACCCTCGGGGGTTTATCCATGTTCCAGAGGTTGAGGCGTTCAGCGAGACGACAGGGGGCGAGGCAACTGGTTTTTTCGAGATGCTTCTGGCGGAAGATTCGGTGATGAAGCGAAGCACCCGCACAGGCGAGTTTGTGCGTTTTTTCGATTGTCCTCGCGGGCAACGGAACGAGGCACTCGATTTAATGGTTTACAATCTCGCGGCGGAGCGGATAATGAACCCGAATTACGGAGTAATCGCTTCGAAAATGGCAAAGTGAATGACTAGGATCAGCCGCACCATGAAACACCACTATCCTGACTGCCAAGGAGGCCCCGATTGCAACTGTGACGAACGAGAGTCGGGAGAAGGCGATGCGTTGATCGATGTTTGTTGTCCTCCCCTTGAGCCGATTCACAAGTTCAACGGAGGCAGAGGGGCTACGCTCTGCCACAGCTGCCAAACAATAATCAACGAGGGATTCTCTGGGGCGCTTTTCTGCGATTTCTGTGCGAACACTAAAGAACACCTGCCCCGATGAAACACAACGAAGATTGCCACCTCGGAGATAACGCCGAAGACTGCCCTGCTTGCCAAGACCCTCTCGGCGAGGGGTCTGGTGCTTCGCCTTGTTCTGCGTTGCGGATTCCGACAAGGCCGCGATGCCACCGATGCCAGCGATATATAACCATCGACACCCATGCGGACTATGACCTATGGGATGAAGTGATCGGGGAAAGATTCGGCTCCGGCTACATTTGCGCCGATTGTTTCACGAGGGCCGCAGACGAACGGCTGATTGAGTGGGAAGGGCGTCTTAAATTGGTGCCGATCAGCCTTGCCGCTCAGATGAAGATTCAGGCTCAGGTTTCTTCGCAGAACGCATGAGCGCACACACTGACAACGAGCGGAGCGAGGCGGCAGTTGATGTGCCGCGCCTTGTTCGCCTTGGGGATTACGTCCACGCCGCGAAGTATTCCGACTATGACCCCGCCGACCCGTGGCGAATCGGATTCGTTGTGAGGATCATCGAAACATGGAAGCCCCACCCGACTCTCCCGACCGAGATCAAGCGGACCTATGTTATCGGGGAGCAGGATGGAACGTGGAGCGACTTCCGAGAATATAACCACGCCAAGAGGATTACCGCCGAAGAAGGGAAGGCTTTTCTTGAGGCGAACGACGAGCCATCACACCCCAGACCGAGAACGAATATGGAAACTGAAAACGACCCCGAAACCGCCAGCACTCCACCGACTCGCAACGGGGCAGGGGTTGATGATCGGCGGCTTGTTCGGCTTTGCGTCAATTGCGCCCACCACACTGAGAATGTCTGCCGAGAGAATGTCTGCATGAGAAAAAATCGCAGCAAGGGCGTCGATCCGGTAACGGGGAAAGAGATCAAAACTGGCGGAATATACTGTGACCGCCGATCAAACATGATCGTGGCGAGACTGTTCGGCGAGTGTGGAAAGGAAGGCAGATTTTTTAAGCCGAACGACCAAGCTGACGCATCGCCGTAGGCGATTGCTGTCCAGCGCCTTGTTCTCTGCCGAATAGACGCCCCCGAAAATAAATGCACTTTTCTTTGATTAATTGCTTGCACGGAATCAAAAAGGGTGTATTCTTAAAACATGACAACGAAGCAAGACATCAAAGAAGCCCTGATCGCCAAAATCGAAAACCTTCGGAACATCTCAGACGCCGAGCGCAACTACCAGATTTCCGACATCGTTGACGATCTTCTCTCCTCCCGCGTCGCAGTCACGATTGAGCGCAGCGAGCCGAACACCTGCCCCGTGCCGGAATACAACCCCGAAGAAGACGGCACCTACATTGAGTTTCTGGTCGCCAACAACATCGACTAATGAGGGGCGGGAAACGCAAGGGAGCGGGGCGAAAGCCCCGCTCAGAGCCACGGGAGGCCGTCACAGTGCGATTGGAGCCAGATGACGCGGAGAAGTTCCGCAAGCTCTGCGAGGCGAAAGGGCGCAGCCAGGCGGAGCAAATCACCGAATGGATCAAACGCGCCCGATTGTAGGCAGAGAACAAGCAGATAACGCAACCTTGAAAGATTGACAGCACCACGAACCACGAGATTGAGAAATATCATAGCCACGGCGCGGAGTTGTATCGCCCGTCTTGGTTCGCGGTGTTTTCCCTAGAATTGCCACTATGTTGGCAAAAATTCGACTTTTCCGGCAAAATAGGCTATTTTTTCACGGGATTCACACGACCGGCGGCAGTTCTTGATGATGGCCACTATTACCATTCACTCTTCCCCGCCGGAGATGCTTACGGCGGGAGATGTCTATCACTGGAAGGATGTTCCTGCCAATATTAACGACGTATCTTCCTACGTAGTTTATTTCCGATCGGTTGCCGATTCCGATGTTTCATTCTCGGTTACGGGCTCCGATCAGTCCACGTATTTCCTCTTTGAGCTGGAAGGGGCAACGACAACGAGCCTCGACGCGGGCGAGTTTACAATCACGAAGCTGATCACCTACACATGGGGAAGGGAAACGACATCGGACGGGAAACTTGTCCTGCTTGACAACCCGACTGCGAATCCGAATAAGTCTTACAACCAGCGGATGGTGGATCTCCTCGAGTCCCATATTGAGGGCAGGCTTCCAGAAGGCTTGGAGTCGCACACAATTGGTGGTGTCCCGATCTCGAAAATCGCACTTCTTGATGCGCAACGACTTCTTGCCGACTACAAGGCGAGGTTGGAATACGAGAGAAACGCCAAGTTTAAGCGCGAGAATCCCGACCAGGGCAGTGGCAACACCATCCACATCCGATTCTAATGACCGGAAAGACCGCAACAGTAGACGCCAAAACTGGCGCCATGATTCTCTCGGAACCGAAACCGGAGCGGCTCGCCAAGGCATCCGCTTTCGAGGGGGCCAAGCTTAACCGATTCACCTCGGACTGGATTACGAGCAACGCCTCGATGGATTGCCTTCTGGAGCCCAGTCTGATTCGGCTTCGATCTCGCTCCAGCGACCTCGTCCGAAACGATGGCTATGCCTACAACGCAGAGGAGCAGGTGCTCTCCAACGTCATCGGCCCAGAAGGGTTCAAGATCAAGGTAAACGCCAAAACAGCTGCCGGCCGAGCTATGGACAAGAAAGCATCGGAGGCGGTGAGGCAGGCGTGGAAGGAGTTTTGCCAGTCGGAGAATTACACTGTAACAGGGGACGTTACAGAACACGGTTTTGATTGTCTCTTGCTTCGGTCTGTGTTCCGAAAGGGGGGAGGATTGGCGCGAATGGCAAAGGGGTTTCGGGACAACGGCTGGCGGTTTGCGATGCAGGGCATAGCCATCGACCGCCTAGACCCAGAATACTCCTTCCCAAACAAGAACATTTCTATGTCCGTCGAATACGATGGCTTTGGAAGAGAGATCGGCTACCACATTCTTGACCAGAACCCGGGAGACAGGTATTATGGCGGACCCCTGCCTGGAAAACGGTCGTTCCTTGGCTCGGGAGACGCGATCCACGCCTATGTTAAGGAGGAGTTTGGTCAGTCTCAAGGCAAACCTTGGCTAACTCCGGTTATTGCGCGACTCCGCCAGCTCCACGGATACGAAGAGGCCGAACTAATCGCCGCTCGCGCCCATGCTTCGAAACTGGGGTTTTTCGAAACGGACTTCAACTCTCCGGCGGGAGGGTATCAAGGGGAGGGACAAGACAGCCTGGGGAATATCACAATGGACGGCAGCCCCGGCAGCTTTGAGAACTTGCCCCCGGGAGTAAAGGCCACACTCATCGACCCAACACATCCGAATGCCAACTACCCCGACTTTCGCAAGGGGATGTTGAGGGGTATCGCGTCCGGCATCATTACAAACTACAACATTTTAGGCAACGATCTGGAGGGAGTGAACTATTCAAGCATTCGCAGCGGAACCCTTTCCGAGCGTGATCGGTGGATGATTATTCAACGCTGGTGGATTGACACGGTAAAGAAGCCGATCTTTTCGCAGTGGCTGCAGTTTGCTTTGATGGCAGGAAAGATTCCAGGCTATGGCATGGCAGATTTTGAGCGCCTCAATCATGCAGAGTTTACGGGGCGCCGTTGGGCATGGGTAGACCCGGACAAAGACAGCAAGGCAGAGGAGCGCAGACTTAAAAACCGCCTTACTTCCCATCAAGAGATATGCCGACAACACGGGAAGGACCACGACGAGGTTTTGCAACAAGTGGCAGAAGACGAGAAAAAAGCCGAACAGATGCAGCTCGATTTATTTTTGGACATTCAAGAACCGCAAACCGTGGAGGCAGAGGTAACGAATGAGTAGCGCAACATTGCCAGAAATGATTCTTCATGCCGGAGAGGTAAACACTTGGACCCTCGACATACTTCAGTCAGACGGCACCGCAATGGACTTGTCTGGCTGCACGGTGTATTTTACCGCCAAGAAAACAGAACAAGATGCAGATTCGGACGCCTACGTTCTCATTGAACAGGCATCGCATACCGACGCGGCAAATGGGGAAACTACAATCGACATCGACCTGTCAGGAGTTGGCGACCGAATTAAGATTTTTGGAGATGTTTGGATTGCCGATCTCTGGGTTAAGGATTCGGCAGAAAACATTATTCCGCAAGGGTTAATCAAAGTCACTGTAAAAACGGCGGTGCGCCGTTCGTTTTCATGAGTGTAACAGTCAATAATTCTACAAACACGCTTAAAATAACTGTCGGCAGGCAAGGGCCGGCGGGCGCAGGGTCGCAAACTGCGGCAGATATTCGCGCTCTAGGCTTTTTCGACACCACTAACGACGGAACGGGAACAGGCCTGGATGCCGATTTCCTCGACGGGCAACATGCCTCGGAGTTTGCGACCAGCCTGCAGGGGGCTCTCGCGGACTCGGCGCAGCAGCCGCCCGCGGAGGGTGCCTTTGTGGATGGCGACAAGACGAAGCTGGACGGCTTGGGAGGGATGGCAGGAGGAACCACCGGGCAAATCGCGACTAAGGCGAGCGGGGATGATTACGACCTTGCGTGGTCCGACGATCTGACCGTTCCTGGGCTTCTTACAGCCGACCACATTCACGGGAACATCGCCGGAACGCTTTACATCCACGTCAAAAACACCAGCGGCGGGACACTGGCGAAAGGCACGCCGGTTTACGTGACGGGTCACGTCGGCAGTTCCGATCGAGTAGAGGTCGCAGCGGCAGATCAATCGGACCCGGCAAAGATGCCAGCGATTGCGCTTTTGGCTGAGGAACTGGCAAACAACGGAGAAGGCGACGGAGTCATTGTCGGCGAGATCCGCACCTACGATACCGATTCGCCTGGGTGGGCGCTCAACGACGAGATTTTCGTCGGGACAAGCGGACTCACTACGACACGGCCCACAACCGGCAGCGTTCAGCCTGTCGCTACGGTTGGAAGGATTCAAGCCTCGACTGGCGTTCTCGTCATCAATTGCCAAGGACAACGGACGCCTGACGAATCGTTTGCAGACGCAACACACAGCCACACGCTCTCCGACATCACCGATGCAGGAACGGCAGCTGCGAACGACACCGGAGATTTCGAGGCGAGCGGAGCCGTTTCGACCCACGCCGCTATCACATCCGGCGTTCACGGTATTTCGACATTTGGAGCGTCTCTCGTTGACGATACCGATGCGGCAACCGCCAGAACGACACTTGGACTCGGCACTGCCGCTACCAGTGCTGCCGGCGACTTCGGTACGGCGGCGCAGGGGGCTCTCGCGGCATCGGCGGTGCAGCCAGGTGACAATGTGTCGGAGCTCGTGAATGATTCGGGATTCATCTCCAGCGTGGAGGGGACGGCGGTGCTGTCGACGGGCGAGACGGGCGGCACCAAGTTCCTGCGCGAGGACGGTGACGGGACCTGCTCGTGGCAGACGATCGCGGGCGGGGGAGACATGCTCGCGTCGACCTACGATCCGGGCTCGGTGAGCGAGCAGGTGGTCGGTCTCACGGCCACGCAGACGCTGACGAACAAGACGCTGACGACTCCCACGATCACGCTGAAACAAGGAACGGCTCCCGCGCCGACAGCGGAGGGGGACATCCAGTGGGATACGGACGACAACCAGATCAAGGTGGGCGACGGCGCGGCGACGAAAGTGTTCTCGGACGATTCGAAGCTCGCTTCTGCGGCACAGGGGGCTCTCGCGACCTCGGCGCAGCAGCCGCCGGTGGAGGGTGCCTTCGTGGACGGCGACAAGACGAAGCTGGATGGAATCGAGGTGGGCGCGACGGCGGAGCCTGCATCGGTGAAGGCGGGCGAGATCACAATCGTAATCAACAACCCGACTGCGGGAGTGGCGGGGTATCACCGAATCCCGAAGGGCTACACGATCAACAGCGCGTCGATCTTGGCATCGGGATCGTGCAGTGCGGTGGTGGATATTTGGGTGGACTCGATCACGACGGACCCGCCTACGGATGTGACGGACGCGGACTCGATCACAGCGAGCGCGCAGCCGACGCTGTCGAGTGAGGTCTACGCGACGGATGGCACGCTGACGGGTTGGACGACCTCGCTGACGGAGGGGCACTGGATGGCGTGGAATGTGGATTCGGTCTCGGGAGCCCCGGACTGGATCAAGGTGACTCTCGAAACAACGGCGGCATGAAGCGATGAGTGATACCACGGCAGATTTCTCGGACAAGTCGGAGGCGGCGATCCAGTCGGCGCTGGAAGAGGTGATCGATGTGCTGGAAAAGCTATCGCACCTGCACACGACGACACGCATGCAGGTGCTGGCGACGAGCTACCCGGCGCTCTATCAGCGGATCGCGCGTGTGAACGAACTGAGCAACGAAATATTCGGAGGCAGGTAAGATGGCGAAGCAAGTGATTCAGACGGCTGGTCGGGTCGACGTAGTCGCTCTACCAGGTGGCGAGAGGATCGAAAACGATACTGGCGAGATCGACTACCAAGTGATCGAGGCGTCTCCAAAGTCGGATCCGTCTGCGATATACATACGACGGCAGCATATGGACGGGCGATCATTCCTGTGGAATGCTCCCGTCGTGGACTGGAATGAAAATGTGACAACGGACGATCCACGGTGGGTCGCGGAATGATATGGCAATCGCACACGTAGATCCAACCAATGGGGACGACGGAACCGGAGATGGTTCCAGCGGGTCTCCGTACGCTTCTGTGCAAGGTGCGCTGGATAATTTCACATTCGACACGGCAGCGCCGAATACCATCCGACTCGCAAATACCTCGGCAGATGTGCTTTCTTCCACCCTCAGCTTTGCAACTCACTCACCGGGGCAGAAGAACCCGCTAACGATAGCGGGATGGGATAACGGGGGGAGCCTGACGGCAACTGGACCGTGGGGGCAAACATTTTCAAATGTCGGAGAAATTGACGGTAACGACGCGGTAGCAAACATAGTCTCATTGCAAGCGTATCTTTCCTTTTACAGGATCAAGATGCATGGCACGACGAGTTACTGTGCGCGTTTTGGCGCCAATTCCACTATAACGGAATGCGAAATCTATGATGTCGGGTCTACATATGCTGTAAGGGCACCCGATCGAATCTATAACTCTTACATTCACGACACAACAAATATGCCATCCTCTGGGTTGTGTTATCAGAGCAGGACGGTCTTGTTTTCTGAGTTAAAAGGTGGAGCCTCGGGCTATCGGGCTCTAATTGGCGATGCAATATTTGCAAATAATCTCGTGCATGGTTTTTCTGGCACGGGCATCGAGATTGACGAATCTTTGATGGTCTCAAACAACACGGTCGATGGGACGGGAAGCGGGGCCTCTGCGATAGGGATCTCAGCGAATAGCGCGCAAGAGGGATGCCGGGTATTCAATAATCTGGTAACGAACTTTTCTGGAAGCGGCGCTGTCGCAATATCGTTGGCGATTTCCGGTGCTGGGCCAACCATTCTCGGTAATAATGCATTCTACAACAATACCACGGATGTTTCGTCAGATACGGGATCTCTGAGCTTCTCAAACGTGACGGAGTCGAGTGATCCCTACACGAATGCGGCCTCGGGTGATTACTCCTTGAACTCGGGTGCAAGTTCTATCGGCGCGGCGATCATCACGAACGCAGATCCCGACAACCCAGACAACATCGGAGCGTATCAAGATCACAGTTCGGGCGGCGGGGGAGCGACTCCGGGCATGACGGCGCATGTGACAGTGGCGTGACAGGGTCGGGTGACTGATCCAACCCTGTTGACAGTGCGCCGAGGGCATGTGGTTTCGTTCGGATCGACCGTCCTATCGGTGCTGCCTGTGGTGCTCAAATTATCCTCTCAGGATTGCCGAATTTGCAAGAATCATAACATATCGTAAAGTATTAAATGCTGGGATGCGCAACGAGGGGCGCATCCATGAAAAATTCTTGGTATTCCATCAACGCAAAGGCTAACACGGCCGACATTTCGATCCATGACGAGATCGGATACTTCGGCGTGAACGCCAAGCAATTTATCGACGATCTGAAATCCCTTCATGCGGTCGATACCATTTCGCTATCTGTCCACTCGCCGGGCGGCGATGTTCTCGACGGCTGGGCGATCTTCAACGCATTGCAGGAACACCCCGCTCAGATCCACGCTAAAGTAGAAGGCTTCGCCGGGTCTATGGCTTCTGTCATCCTGATGGCTGCCGATCACATCTCAATGCCGGAAAACGCTTTTCTGATGATTCACAACCCCTGGGCCGGGGTCATCGGAGACGCCCAAGAGATGATCGACATGGCGGCGACCCTTGAGAAAATCCAAAACGGGATTGTCTCAGCATACGTTAAGCGCACTGGGCTCGATGCGGAGACGGTCGAGGATCTCATGCGCCACGAAACTTTTATGGACGGCGCCGAAGCTGTCGAACGCGGTTTTGCCGACACGGTCATGGAGACGGTGAAGGCCGCCGCCTGTGCTTCTGCATGGAAGGAGCGCATCGGAGAAAAGGAATTTCCAAAAGGGTTGGTATTCGGAAAGGCAGAGCCAGAGCCGGAACCCACACCCGAACCCAAACCAACCCCACAAGAACCAATCGAAACACCCATTGCAATGAGTGAAGAACCCAAGCCGGCAGAAAAGCCGCAAATCAGCATCAAGGACGCCCTCGCGGCAGATAAGCCGCGTCGCGACGAGATCCAGGCAATCGGTAAGAAATTCAATCTTTCCGACGACCAGATCTCCAAAGCGATTGAGGACGGCGTCGAAATCGAAACTTTCCGCAATTCCGTCCTCGACGGTTTCGACCCGGAGAGCTTCACAGCCACCGTTGCCGGTGGGCAAATCAACGCCAACGAGCTCAAGAACTCCGCTCACGTAGGAGACAAAGGCGCCGAGCGTTATTCTCTTTTCAAGGCTCTTAAGCAGCACGTCAACGAAGGGCGGCTCGACGGGCTGGAGAAAGAGGTGCAGGACGAACTTGCAGCCAATTACCGCAACGCAACCGGCAAGGTTGCAGACGGCCTCCTGATCCCGGCCGAATACTGGAACGCCAAGAGTTCCGGCATTCAGAATGCCGCTACGGTCGGAACCGGAACGTCGGGCGGTAACACGGTCGAAACCGAGATGCAGGGCCTCACCGATTACCTCAAGGACTACTCGATCCTTCCTCGTGTTGGCGCGACGATCTTTCGGGATGCTGTTGGCAACCTTGAATTTCCTCGTTCCACCGCTGGCTACAGCGGCACCTGGGACGCGGAGACGGACACGATCGCCAACGCCGACGCAACGTTTGCGGCCAACCTCACCCTTTCGCCCAAGCGAGTAGGCGCAGGAACGGCAGTATCGAAGCAACTCCTGGCTCAGTCCTCGGTCGATTTCGAGTCGTGGGTTCGTGGAGAGCTGCAATACGCCATCGCAACCGCAGTGGACCGCGCAGCCATCACCGGAGCCGGTGGAGACGCCCCTACTGGCGTCCTGAGTGCCTCTGGAACCGATTCCTACACTTGGCAGGTCGGCTCCGCACTCTGGGTGAACATCGTCGAGCAGATCGAAGATTACCGAGACAACAACGCCCCGCTTGAGCGAGGAACGTTCCTCACCGACACGGCCACCTGGTCGAACTGGTATCAGACGCAGCTTGCCGCCTCTACCGGCAAGTTTGTTATCGAGGAAAACCCGAACAGCGGCGGCTACACAGTCGCAGGGCGCCCGTTCTACGAGCACACCGACGTTACTGCGACGAAGGTTATCCTCGGAGACTTCTCGCGTTTGTTCGTGGCGATGTGGGGCGGCATCATGCTGACCTACGACCCCTACAGTCAGAAGAAGTCCGGGCAGGTCGAGCTTTACGCAGAGACCTTCGCAGACTGCGGACTCCTCCAGCCGAATGCGTTTGTCATCGGCGACGACGGAACCGCACACGCTGGCGCGCTCAGCTAATAGCGCATGACACCTTTCAGGCCCTCCCCTTTACGGGGGAGGGTCATTGAAGGGGAAACAAATCATACACCCACGCAGCCCCGTAAGATCATTTTCTATGAAGCTCAAGATTACGAAAAACGGAACAATTCACCGGGGCGTCCCAAAAGCCGCTGGCGAGATCGTTACCGAGGACGACAAGAACCATGCCGGCGGCCTCATGTGCGCCGGAGCCGTCCCCGTGAAAGGCGACGAAAGGCCAGCGCCCGAACCCGCCCCGACTCCGTCCCCGGAACCGGAAGAAAAGAGCGATCAGAAATCAGAGCCGCCGAAAAAGAAGGCGGCCAAAAAGAAGGCAGCCCAGAAAAAGGCTGACGACTGATTTTCCCCATGTGTCCGATGAAATCCCTCCCCTCCTACCTAGCACCAAGCGCCGCCCCTTCCAGCGGTGGCCGGTCTGCTCGCATCCTTTACGGCCTGCAACAGCAGACGAGGCAAGCCCTTCGCGGCCTGTCCGATGCGGAACGCAGCCTTGGCGCGTGGGAAGGATTCTCGGGATCCGAAAAGAAGGCAGCAGAGGAGGCGCTTGGCATCGACGCAAGCGCCCTTGTGAACTCGGCGAAAGATCTCCTTTCCGCACGCCCCGAGAGCAAGGATTCACAAAAAGCCGTAACTCAATCCGCCACCCGAAAGCAGAAGTAACAAATTTTTTACCACAACCGTTACCCTCGGTTTGTAAATCCCAGCACGAAGGGGGAGCGGAGTTTTTGAGTTTTCTTCGCTCCCCCTTTCTTACATGGCTACCAACGTTACAGCGGATCACGATAAGGCTTTTTCTGAAGTGTGGGATCTCACTGGAGAGCAGACCGTGACAATCAACGGAACTGCCGGCATCCAGGCTATCCTGCCATACGAGCTGTCGTCTACGCTGGACATGGACGGGGAAGGGATACTCCACGACGTAGGGCAAACGCAGATCACGATTGCGGCCTCGGACCTTCCGGCAACAATCGACGAGGAATCAACCGTCATCATCGGCGCAACGACGTTTCGCATTCTTGAGGTGTCCGAGGAGGGCACACGAGCGAAAACGCTCACCATTGAGACACCGTAATGTCCGCGCCGTTAGCAAAACGACTTGAGACTGCAATCGTCGCATTGATCGACGCGGCGCTTCCCTCTGCCCAGGTAATCCAGTTCGGCGACGGCGAAAAAGCCGAGAAAGACTACATTGCGGTTCGTGCCGTTCGCGTGTCAGAGGACCCCGTCGGCTCTGGCATGTTTTCGCATTCCGTCACTGTGACCGCACACGGGCAGCACACCGACCAGACCCTAGACACTCTGGAGGAGGTTTTTGACAACGCCTACGAGTTTTCAACCGCTCTCGCTACTGAGGGCGCGACCCAGTTCGTGATGCCGCAGGGCCAGGCAATTGACCTGGACGGCGGCACAAAGACCGGATCCGGCCTCGACGAGACATTTACTTATACATTCGGAGTCTGGGCGCAGACGAAAGAAATTTCTGACGCTGCCTGATTCCAGCAACCCAACACCCAACACCTATTTTACAATGGCAACACCTTCTTACATTCAAGGCGGCTCCCACGTTCGCGGAATCAGCAGCACAGAGAGCAGCATCAACATTTCATCTTTCCGGGAGCGTTTCGAGAATCCGAAAGAATACGTTTTCGACATCTACGGCGGCCGCACCGGCTTTGCCCATGATTTCGACCCGAACTCAACCGTAACGATCGAGGGCGAGGTCACTACTGCCCTCACTGGCGTTTTTGGCGCCTCTTTCGGCGCTGCCCTCACCGTGGCGAACTCCACAGACGGATACGATACCACGACGGGCGATTATCTCCTTGATGACATCGAGATTTCGATGAGCCGGGACGCGTTCCAATCTGCAACGCTCAACATGACGCGGCTCAATGGCGTAACAGTTGCCTGAAGCCATATAAACGGGATTGCAAACGATTGGGGTATATGGGAAGTGGCAACGAACTGACACGCGTAGGCTTCAAGGCGCAGCCGGTCGATAAGGACGACCGGCTCGCCTTTGTCGCCGCCGCAACAACAATCGGCTTTGAACTCTGCGAGGGGACTCCAAAGGTATCGAACGTTTACGACCAAGGGCACCCATTTGAGCCGGGGCAGCCCGGCGATGTGCGGATGTATCTCCCGCAGCTCGCGAATGACATCAACATTAACGAGTTTATCGAGGTTTGGAACGACCCGGAGGCGGCGTTCCGATCGGCCGAGGCGTTTCCCCAGCGCATCAAGGGCGCGAAAGACGGGCAGAAGCTGGTGGAGGTCGTCCACGCATTTCAGCCGGTCTACTTATCTGCCATCGTCGCTCACATGAAAGAACTCTCCCGGGGGCGCATTGCTGTCCCTGATGTGTGGGAGATCGGGAAAGAGGAGCAATACGGGATTGACACGCTCGACAAGTTCGAAGTCACCCACCTGGAGAGCGCCATAGAGCAGAAAGACAGAAATCGCGCCGCAAGCGTAATGATTCGGTGTTGGCGCCCTGCAATGGTTGGATGGCTCAAGGCTTACCGCCAGAACCGATTGGAACTCTCCAACCTGTGGCAAGATGTGCCACAAGCCATAAGGATCAAGCGCGGCCACGGTCTGCCGCCGCTGGTGTTGGAGAGAGGGCCGAAATTCAAAGAATTAATAGAGAGGTGGACATGAGCGATCTAAACTTGGACTTGGACGATCCCGGCGACGGGATTGGGGACATTAGCAGCAAAGACGTTGCCTTTTTGAAGGCTGCGGACGAGACGAAAGAGTTGCCTTTCGGCGGAAAACATGGAGGGCCGGCCAAAATCGAGCCCTTCAACACGCATCGGCAGATTGCCGCCCAGAAGCTCGGCATGGAGTTTTTTAACATGGGCGAGGAAGCGATTTCAGAGTTTCAGGATCGAGGAACCTACAACGGCATTTTCCTCGACGCGGTGCTGGTCGTGTTTCTGTGCATTTCCCCGCTATCCGTGTCGAAGAGGGCGCTCCGGGTTTCGTCATCGGTGCGAGAGGAGGCAATGAACTGGGCCAACCAGAACGGAATCCGGTTCGGTAACGCGAATCACGGGCATCTAGTCGAAGCATTCGGCGACATCGTGCAGGAAATCGTTGAGAGTGCCGCTGAGATCGACCAGAGCAACCCGGCCGAACCGGGGGAAAGCCTGGGGGAACAATCGGGAGCATCTGCGAAAACGTCGGCTTAATAGCGATTGCCACGGGAGGCGCCTATACCGTCGCCGAGATACTCGAGTTGCCCGTGGCACAGATGCTCCAACTGCGAACACTCGGACTAATGCGGCAAAACGTGAAAATGCGCCCTGCGGGTGGCGGAAAACTACGGAACCAGGTTCGTGAAATTCTCGGCGACCATTTTGATGACTGGATCATTGACGAATGAAACGCCCTTCATGGATGGCTGAGACTCCCTGCGTATGTCTCCCCGAGCTCAACTACGTCTGCAAGCTGTGCCAGAAGAAGGCAGACAGCGACCAGACTACGAACCAACCTGACCCGCCAGATTACGAAGGATATGCACTTGCGGACCAGGACGGCCATGACGGCGGATGGGCCAGCCCCCAGCAGGAAAAGGAAGAGGAGATGATACAGGCCGCGTCCGAACTCTTCGACGCAGGGCTGCAGGATTGAGAAACGCCATAACATGGTGTAACATATAGCGGGATATTTACGGACTGAAGGGGCACCGTGCCATGCCGTCTTTCAACCTCAAAGGGAAGGTTTCCCTCGACTCTACCGAATTTCAAGCCGGATTGCGGCGTGTGAAGTTAGCTAGTGCCGCAACGGCAAAGACCATCGGAAACAGCTTTCGGCAGATTGGCGGATCGTTGCAGAAAATCACGGCAAGCCTAGCCAAGTTTGCCGCCATCGCTGCGACGGTCACTTTTGCGGCCGCTACGGCCGGCGCGGTTAAGCTGGGACGAGAGCTTCGCAAAGCCTTTGATGTAGGAGGCGCTTTATCTGATTTATCAAGCCGAACCGGGATTGCTGTAAAGGAGCTGGTCATACTTGAACAGGCTTTTGAAGACAACGGAATTTCCGCCGATAAAGTTGGGGCAATTATCAACAAGATGCAGAAAGGCATTTCCGACTTTGGCGCGGGCCTTTCTACTCAGGTGCGAGCATTTGAGAGGCTCGGCATCACTTACGATGACATCCGCAACAAGTCGCCTTTGCAGCAGTTTCAAATGCTGCAAAACTCCCTCGCAAAAATTCCAGACCCAACTTTGCGGGCGGCTACTGCAATGGACATTTTCGGAAGGTCTGGCGGCGAACTGCAAGCGCTGTTTAATGATGCTGGGGCCATCGGGAAGGCGGCGCAAACCATAGGAACGCAGGCCGACATCCTCGACAAGAACGCGCAAACATTTGACCGCATCTCAGACCTTCTCAATTCGGCCGGGAAAAAGCTGCAGGGTTTCTTTGTCGGCATCGCCAGCGTAGCCGCCCCCAAAATACTTGAAGTGCTCGAAAAGTTTAACACGCTCGACCTCGCGCAACTCGGGCAGAACATCGCCTCAAATCTCAACATGGAGAATGCGCTGGAGGTTATCAAGGCGGCTTTCAAGGTTGCTGCAGCATTTTTAGGAAACGCTGTTTTGGAAGCCCTAGCGAGGGCTACAGTCGCATTTGGGGAGTTGTGGGCCAAGATGTCAAAGCATTGGGTTGATGGGCTCAAGAACGGCCTTGAGGAAGGGCTCGCTCGAGCCCTTGTTGCCGTTCTCGCCCCTTTCGGCGTTGTTATTGCCGGCCTCGATGGTTTGGCAAAGGGAAAACAAGGTAAGGCGGATCTCGGCGGCATGGTTACGGACTTTTTGGATGACAAGTTAGACGGAGATTTTTTCGGACTAGAGGATGCCACAAAGAACCTAAAAGATGCGGTTGAGGCGCTCACGAAGCCGTCAGGGCCGCCAGCGGATCGCAACGGAGGGGCTCTTGGCACAACCGCGCCCCCCGGCGGCAGCCTTCCTGCACCGACAGGGGGTGGACACCACGCAATTGACGCGGCACTTGCCAGAGGCGCGGAGAAAGCAAGCAAGCGAGTTTCCCGGCTGGATCAGCATCGCGATATGTTCGGAAAAGGAATGGCGCTCATGCCGGCTCTGCCAAAACCGGGATCAGATCACAAATCCCGAGGATTTCACGGACTCGCAGCACTGGAGCAGCTACAAATTGACAAAGCGGATGGAGTTTCCCCTGGATTCTATGGGATCGGAGCAAAAGGGGGACTTGGGGGCGCTCCGCTCGGAACGCTAAACGCAATGAGGCGCGCCGGTGTCGCAGTTGGAGCCGGAGGCATCGGTGCCACAGGAGGCCTCGGCGCCGTGAAAGCAGTAGGGCGCAAGGAGGCAGCCGACGCGGCCGAAGGAAAGCGAGTGTTCCAAGACCAGCTCTCCGCC